TCAAGTTGAAAATGGTCATGATCGTGATGGATTGGGTTCTGAAGAGAATTATTTCTGGAAAACAGCAAAAGAAAGAAGTGAATTTGGTGACATAGGCATAGGAAATACCGCATTAGACGGATTAGGTTAAAAAACAACAAATATAGTGTCTAAATAGGAACAAATGTTCTTTTAGGCACTTTTTTGTGTCTACTTGGAGGTTCTTATGTCAAAGAAAATGCTAAGAGAGATCTCTAATGACTCTCTAACACCTAAAAAGAGTGATGTTGAGAGTTCTAGTGACTTTTATGAACGTCTTCATGATGTAGATGACGATGGATTGGATTATGAGATTGAAAGTTACGAGACTATTACTGAATATCGTTAAGAAACCCTCATAAATAAAAATACGTATTAAAACCTACTAATGCCAGCTCAAAGAGTTAGTAAAAGTTTCAAAGACATTAGTATGTCATTCAAGTTTAGCCCCTTGAGTGGCGATCTGATTACTTTGAAGAATGAAAATGCGATAGCGAGAGCTGTGCGTAATATTGTATTGACTACACCTGGTGAAAAGTTCTTTGATCCTGAGTTTGGGTCTAGTGTGAGTGAAATTTTATTTGAAAACGTTGATGATATCACTGCATTATCAATTCAAGATGAAATTAAGAATTGTCTTCAAAATTATGAACCCAGAGTTGAATTAATCGATGTAAAAGTTAATCCTAACTTCGATGAAAATCAATTTGACGTAATAATTACATATAGGATAATTGGTATTGATATACCTCCCTCACAATTAGAATTTGCTTTGCTTCCATCACGATAAATGGCACTATTAAACTTTACTAGTCTGGATTTTGACCAGATTAAAGAAACACTTAAACAATATTTACAATCTAACTCGAATTTCACAGATTATGACTTCGAGGGATCAAACCTGTCAACAATTTTAGACGTTTTAGCATATAATACTTACATTACATCATATAATGCCAATATGATCTCAAATGAGGTCTTTATTGACAGTGCAACTCTTAGAGAAAACGTTGTTGCACTCGCTAGAAACATCGGATATGTTCCAAGATCGAAAAAAGGAGCAACTGCGACCATAAATTTCACAGTTGAGCCTGGAATTACTCCTCCACCAACAACAGTTACCTTAAAAAAAGGCCCAGTTGCCTCTTCAAACGAATTTGGAGGTCAATCTTTTGTTTTTGGCACTACAAAAGACATTACAAAACCTGTAATTGACGGAGTTGCATCATTTTTAGATGTAGATATCAAAGAAGGCACTGTAGTTGATCAAAGTTTTCCATTTTCAACAAATAATATCAATCAAAGGTTCATTTTATCGAATTCTGGCATAGATTTAGACACTTTAGAAGTAAATGTAAGACCAAGTTCGACTTCTTCGCTATTATCTAACTATGTAAGGCAAGATAGTCTCTTTGATGCGGTTACAGGAAGCTCAATAAACAAAAATTCACTCATTTATTACATTCAAGAGATAGAAGATGAGCAATATGAGATCATTTTTGGTGATGGAATCTTCGGAAAAGCACTTGAAGACGGAAATATTGTTGAAGTTTCGTATATTTTGTCAAATGGGTCAGATGGTAATGGTATAAGTAACCTATCTTTTGCTGGAAAATGTACATATAATCGAAATGCAATCGAAAACACCATAACTAGTGGTATTTCCATCGTAACTGCCATCAATCCCTCTAGTGGTGGAGACGAAATAGAGAGTATTGACTCTGTTAAAAAGTATGCTCCACAAATTTATGCCACTCAAAACCGTGCTTTGACGGCAAATGACTATGAAATTTTAATTCCTAACAAAATTTATCAAGAAACTGAGTCAATTTCGGTCTACGGAGGCGAAGAATTGGTTCCTCCACAGTATGGAAAGGTTTTTATAAGCATAAAACCACGAACTGGTGACTTTGTTCCGAACGCAATCAAGGAAAATATCAAAAGAGACCTCCGAAAATACTCTGTAGCAGGAATTGTACCCGAAATTCTCGATCTCAAGTATCTCTTTCTTGAGACTGAGAGCAAAGTTTACTATAATACGAGTCTTGCACCCAATTCTTTGATGGTTTCAGCTACAATTTTGAACAATATTAACAAATTAGCTGCATCTGCGGAGCTAAATAAGTATGGAGCAAGGTTTAAATACAGTAAATTCCTAAAAGTTATCGATCAAAGTCATGAATCTATTACTTCTAACATCACAACTGTGGAAATGAGGAGAGATTTAAGACTAGCAACCGATCAATTTGCAGAATATGCCATTGATTTTGGTAATCAATTTGATGTTAGGTACATGGATGGGTTTAATATTCGCTCTTCTGCCTTTAGAGTGTTGGATATTAGTAATGAGGTTTACTTATATGACCTTCCAAACTCAGATGCAAGAACTGGATCTCTTGGTTTATTCTCTTTAGACGCACCAGGATCAACTACACCATTAATTGAAAGACAAAATGTGGGTGTAGTAAACTATGAAACTGGTAGAATTACTCTCAACCCCATCAATATTACATCAGGAAAAACAAAGGATGCTCAACAAATACTAGAAATATCTGTTTGCCCCTTATCAAATGATGTAATTGGTTTACAAGATTTATATTTACAACTAGATACTAGTAATGTAGAGATGGTTATTGATGAAATTGCTTCAGGTGCAGACCCATCAGGTTCAACATACACTGTTACTCCAAGTTATAAAACAAAAAAACTTGTAAGATAATCATATGACAGAAAAAAGAGTTCAAATTAATAAAGTTGTAAAAGGGCAGCTGCCCAGTCATGTGAAGGATGATAATCCTTTAGTGGGTGAATTTTTAAGTGCTTATTATCAAGGTCAAGAATATCAAGGTGGCCCGATTGATATAATCAGTAATTTAGATTCTTATATACAATTAAACAAATCTGGTAGTCTTGTTGGTTTTACAACACTCATGAATCCTGTTGGTCAATTCGACACTGAGATTAGTGTTAAGAGCACAAGTGGATTTCCTGATAGTTATGGTCTCTTAAAAATTGATGATGAGATAATATCATATACTGGAATAGGAACAACTTCATTTACTGGATGTATTCGTGGTTTTAGTGGTATTACATCTTTTAGTAATCCTGATGAACCAGAAGATTTTGTTTTCTCATCATCTAATGCAACAAATCATGCTGTCGGTGTGGGAACAAGTGGTGGTCAAGTTCATAACTTAAGTATTTTATTTTTAGAAGAATTTTTAAAGAAATCAAAGAAACAATTTTTACCTGGTATTCAAAAAGATTTAAATACTGAACTAAATCAACCACAATTTATCAGACATTCAAAAGATTTTTATAATTCAAGAGGAACTGATGAATCTTTTAAGATATTATTTAAATCATTATTTAATGAAGAAGTAGATATTGTAAGGCCTGCAGATTATGTTATCGCACCATCAGATGCCAATTATCGAAAAACTCGTGACATTATAGTTCAGGCAATTCAAGGTGATCCAATGGATCTTGAGAATAAAACTCTCTTCCAAGATCCTGTAGAGAATTTGTCTAGAGCATACGGCCCTGTCTCAATGGTTGAGAGAGTTAGAGTTGGTTTATTAACAGAAACTTATTATAAAGTTAGTATAGATGCTTCTTTCGGAACAGGTAGTTCTGATGAATTATTATATGGTAATTTTGCCATTCATGCTAATTCAAAGAATGTAGGATCAGTTGGTGCTGCACAAACATTTATAGACGTTGATTCCACAATTGGTTTCCCTGATAAAGGAGCACTAACCTTTGTATATGAAAATGGAACAGTAGGAGTTTGCTCATACTCTGGAACAAATGTAACACAGTTTTTAGGTATAAGCACAACTGGTATAACAACCACAATTAAGGATGCTACACCAATTAGACAGAATGCCTATGTTTATGCCCTAGGCAAAGCAAACAACACTGCAGGGATCACTACAGACGGCATACGGTGTCGTATAACAGGTGTATTAAGTGGAGTTGAATTACCTGATACTTTCTATCAAAGAAAAGGTGCGAAGATAAAATTAAAGTCTTTAGGAAAAATTGCTCATGTAACAGATTTTAAATCAAACAATTGGATTTTTAACCTTCAACCAAAATATAATGTTGATACAATCACTCTACAAGATGCATCAAACAATACTTATGAAGTTGTTACAAAAGATTTTAATAGAATAAGGTTAAATGATAAAATAACAATTCAAACAAATAATGCAACTCTAGACGGATCTTATAATGTTACTGATGTTTTAAGTGCTACAAAAGTTAGAATTAGAGGTGCTGCTATAAGTGACTTATCAGCAGTGATCGCGATTACTAAAACTCTTTCTAAACCAAACTCAGATGGATCTGGTGGTGGTGTTAATTATGGAACAGGCACTGATGATGATCACTCACATTTAAATGATTATACTGCAAATGTTCAGAATGTTTATATGGAAGAAGTTGGGTATGCTCACACTCTTTCAAAACTTAAAAATTTAGTTGCATCTAATTCAATACCAACTTATGGTGATAATCACAAATTAAATCCAAATACACAAAAAATTACATTATCTGGAACTTTCCTCGGTGGCCAAACTATCATTGGAATAGCATCAGATGCAGCGAACAGTCCTTTACCAAAAGATCACAATTTCTTTAGTGGTGATGCTATTTACTATACTCCACAAAAAGCTGCTAATGGAACAGTCTCAAGTTTCTTATTTTCAGAAGGTTTATATTTTGTAGAAAGAGTTAATCAATTTGATATAAGGTTAGCAAAGTCTCGTTCAAATTTATATGATGGTAATTTTCAAAAAGTATCAGAATCAACTGTTACTCTTGAAATTACGAATAATACTTTTGAAAAATATGAGTTCCATAATAAAGAACTTTTACCTCAAGAGTTGTTTAGAGAAATTGATATGCCAGTGTATGATGGTAAAAAATATCCAACTAGAATTGGATACAATGGAATGTTAATTAATGGTGTTGAAATATTAAGTTATAAATCTCAAGAACTCTGTTATTACGGTGATATTAAATCTATAGATGTAACTGGTGGTGGTTCAAAATATGATGTTATAAATCCACCACTTCTAGCGATTAATGATGGTGTTGGTGCTGGTGCTACTGGTTTTGTGGCAACTAGAGGTAATTTACAAGAAATAAGAGTTTTAGATCCAGGCTTTGATTATGTTGATGTTCCTAAAATTACAATAAGTGGAGGAAACGGAACTGGTGCTGTGGCTGAATGTAAAATGGTTACTGTTCCACATCAAGTGATTTTTAATGCTGGATCAGGATCTCAAACAGTTGCAATAACTACTCATAACGACTACAACGTAGGATTCTTAACATATCATAAATTTAGAAATCATGAGAGAGTTGTATATGACACATTCGGAGAAAAAGCATTATCTGGTTTAAGCACTGGTGCAATATACTATGTTAATACAGATACTCCAAGTGGCATAACAACAATATCAAGTTTTGTAGGATATGCAGGAACAACTTGGTTCCCAGAAAAAACAATTAGACTTCACAGAAATTTAGATGAAGCAGTTGCTGGTGTTAATACCATAGCATTTACTGCTTTTGGTGAAGGAAACCATCAATTTAGATCTTTAAATGGAAAATCGCAAGTTGGTAGTATAAATGTATTAGAACCAGGTGAAGGATATGAAAATAAATTAAAAACATGCGAACCAACTGGAATTAATACTGCTCTAGATAGAATCACTATTAACAACCATGATTATAAGACAGGTGAGATTGTAACATATACTGCTGATCCTGATGGAACTGCAGTTGAAGGTCTTTCAAGTGATAAAAAATATTATGTTTTCGTTATTGATGAAAATACATTTAAATTATCCACTGTTGGTGTAGGAACGACTGCAAAAGATTTTTATTTTAGAACACAACAGTATGAAAACCTTAGATCAGTTGGAGTTGCAACTCATAGTTTTAATTACGATCCTATCGTTGTAAAAGTAGAAGGTATTGTTGGTATAAGTTCTATTGAAGGTAAAAATTTCCAGTGTGTTCCTCAGCCATTGTTTAGAGGTGAAGTTACTTCTATTCATTTAACGGATGGTGGTGTTGGATATGGTGCATCTGAAATACTTAACTTTAATAGACAACCAAGAATTGATTTATATACTGGTGTAAGTGGAGAATTATTACCTGTTGTTGCTAATGGTCAAATTATTGACGTTGCAATTAATAATAGAGGTCAATCATATAATACTCCTCCTAGCATATCAGTTACAGGTATTGGAACTGGTGCGGAGTTAGTTCCAGAGATAGTTGATGGTCAAATTAGATCTGTTAAAATAATTAAAGGTGGTATTGGATATGGTGCATCTACAACTTCATTAAATGTTGAATCATCTGGAGAATTTGCCATATTCCAAGCAAATCTTAAAACTTGGCAAGTTAACGAAGTTAGAAAAAACTTTACTAATATTGATAACTCTGATACTTTCATAGAAAAACCAACACAACTTAGCCGTGGATTACAAGTATCTCATGCATATGCACCAAGAGGATTGAGAAAAATTGTATATCAAAACAATGCAGATGGTGATGCTTTATATGGTAGTAGAGATTTAACTTTATTCAATGGCGTAACTGAGGAAAATAAAACACAACATTCTCCAATCATTGGTTGGGCATACGATGGTCTTCCAATATATGGCCCATATGGATACGAAAAGAGCACTGGTGGATCTATAACTCAATTAAAATCTGGTTACTCTATAGATTTAAAAACAAATAGACCTCCCACTAGCGTATTCCCACAAGAGTTTTTCTTAGAAGATTTTACTTGGAATAGTAGCACTGATGAAAGTTTCCTTGATGAGAACAATGGAAGATATGGTATCACTCCCGAATATCCAAATGGAATTTATGCTTACTATGCAACATTAGAATCTACAGTAACATCAGATTCAAATGATCCTTTCAATAACTTTAAGAAACCAAAATTCCCATACTTATTAGGTGAAAACTTCTGGGCTCAACCTAATGAATTTAATTTCCTATCAAAAAGTAATCAGGATGAAATTAACCTTAACCAAACTGGTTGGGTAAGAAACACTGAACCATATGAATTACTTCAAGATGATAGTGCATACAATTATGTAAGTCAATCATATAAATTTGTTACTCAAGAAGGAACTATTGTTTATGCCTCTGAGGGTGCTGTTGAAAAAGTTGGAATTGTTACTGGCGGATCTTCATATCAAGTTGGCGATAAAGTTGTTTTTGAAGAAGCAGTCGCTGAAAACTTTGAAACAGTTGCAAAAGTATCAAAAGTAAGAGGGCCTGGAATAGGAACTATTTCAGTCACCAGTACAAAATTAGAAAATATTGAATTTTACCCATCTGAAGAGAGAGGTAGATTTGTAGGTGTTCATACAACTCCCATACAATTACAAAATCTTGATAAAGTTTTTGTATCTGGTATGTCAACAACTAGTTCTGATCTTGCTTTTAGAACTTATAATATTGGAATTTCATCTGCTAAACTAGTTATTTCACAAGGAATAGGTTCAGTAGCAGCAACTGGATTAGTAACTTTCTTTAATGTTCAGGGTAAATTACCATCACCTAATGCCAGTCTCAACAATCTCAGTTTGAGAGAGAATGATGTTATCAAAGTAGGAATTGGAACAAGACAAGAGGAAGTTAAAATATTGAATATTGACACTGCAAATTCTAGATTAAGAGTTTTAAGAAATCAAAATAATTTAGAGAATGGTGTTGTTGGAGCAACACACACAATTAGAACACCAGTAGAGGAAGATCCTAGAAAATTCAAAATAAATGTTGGATTCAATACTGATTTTGACAATAATATAGATTTTGAATATTATTTTAATCCTGTAGAATCTCTTGGTATCGCTGTTACTGATGGAGTTGGTATTGGAACAACAGTAACGATTTCAAATCCTGGTGGTGGATTATCTCAAATATTCATACCTGCTAGAACAATACGTTTACCAAATCACAAATTTAAAACTGGAGATAAAGTAACATATCAGAGAAACACTGGTAATTCTATAGCCATTTCAACTAATCGTGCAAACGCTGACTTAGATGGTTTTTCTGCTAACCTCCCAGAGGCAACACCATTATTTGTTGCTAAAATAACTGATGATTTAATCGGATTATCTACAGTTAGAATTGGATTAGGAACACCTGGTGATGGAGCAGATCCAGAAGATACTTTTGTTGGTATTGCAGAGACTGTTAGAAATCAAGGTTTAGTATATTTTACAGGTGTTGGAACTGGTGTATATCATAGTTTAAAAATAAGTTATGATCAAACTGTAAAAGGGTCAATTGAAAAAAATAAAATTACAGTTGCAACTGCGAGTAGTCATGGTTTAGAACATAATGATAGAGTTTTTCTAACAGTAAATGCTGGAATAGTTACAACTGTTCCAATTAAGTATAACAAAGCAAATAGAAAATTAATTGCTAGAACTTTAGATTTTACAGCATCTGGTGTTAGCACCTCAGCCGTATCAACTGATATTCCAGATGCTATTGAAATATTAAATCATGAAATGGTAACTGGTCAAAGAGTTATTCATACTTCATCCAATCCTGTAGAGGGATTAATTAATGATGAGGAATATTTTGTATATGTTATCAATAAAGACAAAATTAAATTATGTGGAAGTAGATTTCAAACAAAACAAAGAAGACCTAAATTTGTTCCTATTGTAACAGCTGACAGTGGTGAGGTAGGAACTTTAAATCTTGTTAATCCACCACTAGAATTTTATAAAAACGGAACCATAACTTTTGATTTATCTGATTCATCTTTAGCTTTTACTAAAGTTGCAGACACTTTACCTGCTTTTGATTTAGAATTATACACTGATTACAATTTCATACATGAGTATACTTCAAATGAAAAATCATCAACCTTTAATGTTTCTAGAACTGGAACTGTTGGTGTTGATGGTAAATTAATTCTTACATATAATCAAAATACTCCAAAAATACTTTACTATAATTTAGTTGCAAACACTGATTCTGATAACCCAGATGTAAATAAAGAATTAGTGTTAGATAAAGAAATTATTGGTAATAATTCAATAAACTTTAGAAATAGTCGTTATTCTGGTCAATTTAATGTTTTAGCAAATTCTGATAATACGTTTGTATATGATCTTGATAGATTTCCAGAAGAAGAATCTTATACAAGTTCCTCTACAACAGAAATAATTTATGACACCACCTCTAAAACTGCCTATGGCCCAATAGCAGCAATTTCACTATCAGAAAAAGGAAAAGGTTATACTAGATTACCTGGTGTATCCACTGTAACATCTGACACTGGAACAGGTGCTATCTTAGAAGCATCTAGTACATCGATTGGTGCTCCTAAAACTACCAAATTAGAAAGTATTGGTTTTGATTACCCATCAGATTTTACACTAAGACCACAATCAAAACTTCCTCAGATAATTAAAATTGAAGCACTATCAGGCCTTAAACAAGTTGGAATTACATCTTACGGTAGAGGGTATAATCAACCACCAGCGTTAGTTGTTTTAGATGGTGTTACAAGAATTAAAGATGAGGATGTTGATCTAGCATATAATTTAGCAACTCCTGACAGGGATGGATATGTTGATATAATCGAGAATACTTTTGGTCTATCTAACGTTACTCCAATTATTGTTCCTGTCAATAATTCAAATGGAATTAGAGTAACAAACCTTGTTTATGATGCAAGCACAGATACAGTTGCTGCTACATTAAAAGTTGCCTATAGTTTAACAGAAAACTTCCCGATAGAAGTTGGTGATAGAGTATTTGTAGAAAATTCTAGCGTGGGTGTTGGATCTACTGGAAAAGGATATGATTCACAGTTTTACGAATATAGAACTTTTGAAGTAACACAAGTTCATGAAAATTTAGGTAACGTTGGTATTGTAACTTATAGTATGGGCGGTAATGTTCCAAGTGGAGCAATACCTGGTAATTTTGATGCTACATTATCATCCGCCATCTTAGTCAGAGAAAGAGATCTTCCACAGTTTTCTGCTGAATTACAACCAAATACATTTAATGCAAATGAAACTCTTAGATCTGAAACTAGTGTTGGCCCTGTTCAAGGTCTTGCGTTCGAGTATGACCCAGAGAGTCAATGGTTGACTGTTGAAGCATCTAGTGATTTTGAAGTTGGAAGATTAATCGAATCCTTAGAAACTGGTGCTAAAGGAACTGTATCTGAAATAGTTCTTACATTTGATACTAATTTCTTAGTAGATTATTTCTCATTAGTTAATAACGGTTGGGAATATGAAACTGGTTTCTTAAGTAATATTCTTCAAGTCACACATGAAAATGAATATTATCAAAGATTTGCATATGCGATAAAATCTAGAGTATTTGAAGAAAAATGGAAAGATATTGTTAATACTCTTACTCACACATCTGGATTTAAAAAGTTTAGTAATCTCCAAGTAGAATCTAATCTACCAGTTGGTCAACAAGCCTCCATGGTAGTTGGAACTGCTGGAACAGTTACAGGTATTATTGATTTACAGGGTTTTGAAAGTTTACATGAGGTTGATAATTTTGATTTAGTCACAGAAAATTTAAAATCAAGATCTCCTGCTGCTGGCAACCTTTCCGATGAAATTACATTCCAAAATAGAATATTAATTGACTATGCCGAATCTGTGGGAAATAGAGTTATTACCATTGATAATATTAGCGATGATTTCCAAGATCAACCAAGAAATACAGAGTTCTCTGAGGTAGGTAGATTTAATATTACTGGTAATAAAGAAAATAGATTCATGGTGTATATAAAGGATAGATTATATACAGGAGAAAGACAATTAATGATGGTCAATGCTTTATTTGACCCTCTTAGTGGTCAATCAATGATTAATCAATATGGTTCTGTGGATACAGTAATGGATCTTGGATCTATGGATTCTGAAGTTGATGGAACTGATGCAGTTCTTAGATTCTTCCCAACTAAGAGTGAATTCAATAATTATAATGTAGTAACACTCTCTTATAATTTAAATGAACTTGGTCTCACAACGTCTTTAACTGCTGGAGTATCAACTAGCATAGGAGCGTCTTCAGATCCAGTAGGAGCACTTGTTCATATTGGTGCTGCCACAACGTTAGGTGGATCTGCTCATGGTGGTGGTGAGGTCATTGTGGCTACTGTAGGAAGTGCAACCACAACAGGTTTACCAAGCAGTGCTGGTAAAGCACCATTTGAAATGTTCTGCCCTAGATCTGCTAAGACAATAGTTGCAATCGCAACAAGTGAAGGAACAGTTGAATATAATGAATTGAGTATGGTAATGCATCAAAGTTCTGTTGGTCTGGGAACAACTGTTGCATTTGAACAATATGGTCAATTAACTATTCATAGTAGAAGAGATAATCTTTCAGCAGAACCATTAGGCACATTTAGACCACATGTTGTTGGTCTTGGAACAACTGCACAAATTCAAATAGGATTTACACCAAATGCAGGTATAGTCACTGCGTTTATCAATTCAGTTACAATAGGAATATCATCAGAGTCATATACTGGTTTAGGAACAGTATCTTTGAGAAATGCATCACTGATAGCAAAATCAACAACAATTCCTGCTGCAGGATCACCTAGTGCGACTGGTATTGGTAGTTATGGTGAAGAATTTGATGCAGCGTATGCCATAGTTCAGATTAAGGATACTACAAACGATAGATATGAGTTTGCAGAAATAATGATGGTTGATGATGATGATCGTGTATTTATGACTGAATATGGTAATATTCAAACAGGAGCTGGGGCAGGTGGTAGTCTTGGAACTATTAGTGGTGCGAGAGATTCAACAGATTGCTTCAGCGAAATAAAATATACTCCAAATGCAAACACAGCTGTAGAAGTTAAAACATTTATGCATGCGATTAAAGTGGTTGAAGATAGTGCTAAATCAACAGATATAGAACTTCAATCAGCATCTATTCAAAGTAAGTTTGACATTTATGAAGGAACATTTTTTGGTGCTAGAACTGGTTTCCCAATAAAAAATGATGGAAATGAAATATTTAAAGTTAATTTTGATGGATCAGATTCTGATATTGTAAGTTTAGCAAATAATACTATAACTATTCCAAACCACTTTTTTGTTACTGGCGAAGAGGTTGAATATGTTGTAGCACAACCAATAGTCGGTTGCACCACAACAGGTATTGGAAGCACTGGTGATGCAATAGGTATTGCTGCTACACACTTCCCTGGCCAAGGAATATCTGGGGTTGGAGCAACACTCACTCATGTTCCATCATCTGCCTTTATTATTAAAGTTAGTGATAGTGTTGTTAAACTCGCAGCATCAGCAGAGAATGCTTTAAAATCAATTAGTGTTCCCTTAGATATAAATGCAGTTGGTGTTGGAACCTCGCATAGTTTAATAAGTAAGAATCAAAATACAAGAGCATTGGTAGCAATTGATAATATCATTCAAAGTCCAATTGTCGGAACTGCGGTTACAACATCTCTTGGTGTAGATTTTACTAGAGGTGAGACAATCATGTTTACCTCTGGTATCACATCATTCTTTAGTGGAGATGTGATTAAAGTTGGTAATGAAATGATGAGGGTAATTGCAACTAATAATGCTGGTATTAGTAGTGCTATCAGAGTTCATAGAAATTGGATGGGAACTGATCTTCTCAACCACTCAAATCATGATATTGTTACTAAAATGGTTGGTAACTATAATATTGTTGATAGTACGCTTAACTTTGCTGCAGCACCTATTGGAAATAGGCCAAGAGTTGGTGTTTCCACATCACCACCAAATGAAAGAGATTTTGTTGGTATAACAACTACATCTAGTTTTAGTGGAAGAATCTTTAATAGATCTGGTATTAAAGGTGGTAACTTTGATGCTTATGCAAGAAACTATGCTATTGATGATATTGCTCAAGAATTTAATGGTCAAAAGAAAGTATTCACACTTACAAGTGATGATGCCAATGTAACTGGTATTGCAACTAACCTAGGTATAGTTTTAGTTAATGGAATACTTCAAGGTGCAGGTGAGACAAATGATTATGAGATGTCAGAAATATCTGGTATTTCATCAATAACATTTACAGGAACTGCCTCTTCAATATCTAATGATGTTCAAAATGCATCGATACCTGTTGGTGGCATCATAGTTTCTGTTGCATCTAGTGAGGGTTTTGGATATCAACCACTAGTTTCTGCTGGTGCTACAATTCGTTTTGCTTCTTCTGGTATCGTTACAGCAGTTAGTATTGGTAATAGTGGATCTGGTTACAGAGTAAATCCTGGCCCTGCAATGGGAGCAACAACTAGTTCTATTAGTGGTGTGGGTATAGCAACTGAAGTTAAAGTTGGTGTTGCCTTTACAACCTCTACAGGAACACCTGTCATAGAGTTTATTGGAACTGCAGCAGTCACAAATGGCCGTGTTGTGAGTATTGCGATCACACAAACTGATCCTGTTCCTGGCTTCACTGGCGTAGGTTCGTCTACGTTTGAGGCAATTATTGATGCACCTTTACCTTACCAAGACATTCCTCTTCACTATGACCACGAATCTACACCAGGTGTTGGTGGTACACAAGCACGAGCAAACATTACAGTTGGTGTTGCAACTACAGGTGGGCGTGTTATCGATTTTGAAATTACCAACACAGGATTTGGGTATGGCAATTCCCATGTATTAACAGTTCCAACATTTGCAACTGCACCTGGCGAATCATATGCAATTCCTATAGATGCACATTTATTCAAACCATTCAAGTTAACACTGGAAAGAGTTCATCATGATGAGTTCAATATGTGGACAATGGGTGAACTTCAAGCACTTGATGATTTCTCAAGTCTCTTTAATGGTACTAGAAAATCATTCCCATTGACTGTTGGTGGTGAGGCATTTGCTATACAAGGAAGAACTGGTTCAACCATAGTTGTACAAAATACTATTATTTTAACTATAAATGATGTTCTTCAAGTGCCTGGTGAAGGTTATGAGTTCAATGGTGGTGGAACAATAACTCTTACTGAAGCACCTAACGCTGGAGATGTGATGAGATTGTTCTTCTATAGAGGAACTGGTGGTGAGGACGTAAAAGATAGAGATATAGTTGAAACTGTTAAAGTTGGTGATGATTTACAAGTTGGATTTGATCCTGCATATAATACAGAAACATTCCTTGAGTTCCCAAGAACAGTTGGTGAAGTTAAATCTTCAGACACAGTTGTTACCAATCAATATTTTGGAGTTGGTATAGGAAATGATGCAACTGAAGTTAGACCAGTTAAATGGTATAGACAGATCGAAGATAAATTTATTGATGGTAGAATAGTTCGCAAAGATAGGCCATTATATGAACCTAATTTATTCCCAACTGCATATTTAATACAACCTGTGGGTGTTGCCGATACAATTTTCTGGATGGATAATTGTAGACCATTCTTTAATCCAGAAAACGAAAACCCAATTGACAGGAGTTTCCAAAAAGATATTCAAATAGTAAATGCAAGTCATGAATTAGAATTCCTTGCTGGTGCTGCTGCAACGGCAACAGTTTCAATTGCAAATACAGTTGCATCTATTGTGATATCCAGTGGTGGTGATGGATATACATCTACACCAACAGTCACAATACAACAACCTGTGAGTGTTGGTGGAACACCTTTTGTGGGTATTGGAAGCACCACTATAGCGAAAGCAACCGCAACAATCGCAAATGGATCTGTGACAGCGATTACAATTACATCACCTGGTATTGGATATACTCAGGTTTCTCACCCACAAGTGTTGATCTCACCACCAACATATATTCGAGAAGAGAATACTATTGAATCATTTGGGGGAGACTTTGGTGTTGTCACTGGAGTTGGCATATGTTCAAATATCTCTGATGCTAATGGAGCAGGAATTGGTCTAGGAACTGCAGTTGTATTTGACATGTACATTCCAAAACAATCTCCTCTAAGAGATGAAGACATCGCTAGCCCTGATCCAATTTCAAAAACTGGATTACAAACTGGTTTCTATTTCACAGTTAGCAACACTAATGTAGGTTCTGGTGTAACCTCTCTTGAATTAGATGGAACTTATATTGGTATAGGAACTACTGCCCTAGATAATGTGTATGAAGTGTCTCATTATGTTGGTATTACAACTGTCGGATTTGGATCTGATCAGGCAGAAGAGGCAGTCAGAGTGTTTAGTAGAATTCTAGATTGGAATGGTTTACAGAACACTGTTGGTTATTCTACCTTAAATCAAGGTATAACTACATCATTTGTTGGTGAATTTAGTTGGGGTCGATTACAACTAACTGATAGGCAAGTATCACAAGCATACACCGTAAATCTTAACGATGGTGTGACTGGTATTAAGACAGGGCCACAGATAAAGAGGAAGATCGCTCTTAAAGCTGAAAACTTTACTGTCTAAATAAATAAAAAAAGTGTAAACAAAAGTTCATGTCGGCAATCATAACGGATCAAATAAGAATATTAAATGCAAAAAATTTCGTTGCTGGTGTATCCACTTCGACTAATTCTTATTATGCCTTTGTGGGTTTACCTAACCCAACTAGTATTCAAACTGATTGGGATTCTAATCCTCCTGCACCAATTGACAGTTTCAATAACATGAATGATTACTATGATAGTATGATTGCTGTTAAGAGGATAACTTCTGCTGATGTAAAACAAATAGTTCCAAAACAAAACTGGAGTTCTGGAACCACATATGATTATTATAGACATGACTATAGCATATCCAATGCACCACCAAACTCTGGAGGAACATCATTATATACAGCAAACTTCTTTGTTGTAAACAGTGATTTTAGAGTTTATGTTTGCTTACAGAATGGAACAACACCTGAAACACCAGATGGAAAACCATCTCTAGACGAACCAACTTTTACAGATTTAGAGCCAAGAACTGCAGGTACATCTGGTGATGGATACATTTGGAAATATTTGTATAGCATAAAACCAGCAGATTTGATTAAATTTGATGCAACTGATTTCATGCCAGTTCCATTAAATTGGGGTGATAACGCTGCAGATGCTGCTGTTAAAAATAATGCAACAGATGGTGGAATTAAAGTTGTCGTTGTTAGAAATAGAGGAACAGGTATTGGAACTGCTAACCAAACTTATACAAGAGTTCCAATTAAAGGTGATGGATTTAATGCAGAGTGCACTGTTGTTGTTAACAATGATGCTCAAATAGAGAGTGTCACAGTATCTAATGAGGGATTTGGTTATACTTATGGTAATGTTGATTTAGCTGCTGGATCCGTTCCAACACCAACTGCTCCTCCACAACTTGATGTTATTATTCCACCACCAGGTGGTCATGGTGCAGATATCTATAGAGAATTAGGAGCAACTAATGCTTTATTATATGCAAGAATAGAAAACGACCCTGAAAACCCAGATTTTATAACAGGCAACCAAATTGCTAGAATAGGTATTATAGAAAATCCTAAAGCATTCGGATCTAATCAGTTGCTTACTTTAGATAAGGCGAGTGCTGCGTTTGGATTGAGACTAGCAGGAACTGGGTATAGTTCTGTTACATTTACACCTGATAGTTTAATACAACAAACTGTTGGAACAGGTGTTACCGCCTATGGAAAAGTGATCAGTTATGATCAAGTAACTGGTGTTTTAAAATACTGGCAAGATAGAACAATTGCTGGATTTATTACTGCAACTGGATCTGTTTCGACTGCACAAACAGCGTCTGCAGCAATTTATGGATATAATACAACAAGATTTACTGCTGACCCAGATGCTGGTGGTAATGTGACAATTGTTGGTGGTAGTTCTAACTTATCAATTAGTACAGTTTTTTCAGGTCTTTCTACCTCAATAAATAATAGAACATATTACCTTGGTCAATCATTTACTAAGGGAGTTTCTAACCCAGAAATAGATAAGTATTCTGGAAACATGATTTATGTTGATCATCGACCATCAATTACAAGATCTTCCAATCAAAAAGAAGACATCAAAATAATATTACAGTTCTAATTAACTATGGCTCAGCAAACCAACCTTAACGTTTCACCATATTTTGATGATTTCGACCCGAATGATAATTATCATAAGGTTCTTTTCAAGCCTGGATTTCCC